TGCACATACACCGTACAATCAACTTTATATTGTAAGGTCTCTTGTATCGACTAGAGAGATTGGATTCTTGCCTGGCGACCATGAGGATAAATCTTTCTTATATCAGATACCATACAAGAATATGGTGAAGTATATGTTTCAGATGCCTACCGATGCAGACTTTGAAATGTTATATGGTAATCTAAAACAACAGGACACTATCAAGTTCTGGAGTACATCATTCATTCGTGGAACAACGATTGACCAAGCAATTGTGTTAGTTGATGAGTCACAAAACTTGAATTTTCATGAATTAGATAGTATAATAACAAGAGTAGGAGAGGATGCTAAAATCATGTTCTGTGGTGATGCAAGTCAAACAGACTTACAGAAAACCAACGAAAAGAATGGCATTCTTGACTTCATGAAGATAATCGAACAAATGCCTGAGAACTTTGCAATGATTGAATTTGATGTCAATGATATCGTTCGTTCTGGCCTTGTGAGAGAATATCTTATTCGTAAAATGGCTATGGGATTTTAATGTTTATTGTTGAGAATCATTTAGGTGATTTAGAATTAGAGAAAAAAGAGACCGACGGACTTCGCCTATATAAGTTACCCAGCAATGAGTGGGTTCCTTCTATCACCTCTGTTACTAGTTTCTATAATCGAGAGGTGTTTCGTGAATGGAGAAAGAGAGTCGGGAATGAAGAAGCAGATCGTGTCACAAAAGAGGCAACTCGACGTGGTACGGACTTTCATGAAGCTGCACAAGCCTATCTTGAAAATAAAGAGTTAGATTGGGATGACTATCAACCACTAACTCAGTTTATGTTTCACAGTGCTAAGTCTAGTCTGGATAAGATAGGGAAGATACACGCAATAGAACGCACACTTTATTCTGAATACCTTGGTCTGGCAGGAAGAGTCGATTGTATCGCCGAATATGAGGGCGGACTCGCTGTTATTGATTTTAAGACCTCGAAGAAGATTAAACCAGAAGAATGGATTGAACAATACTTTGTTCAAGAGGTTGCATATGCCTGTATGTATTATGAACTGACTGGAATTCCTATCCAAAAACTTATCACAATCATGGTCACACCAAACGGTGAGGTCAAAGTTTACGATAAAAGAAACAAAGGTGACTACATTAAATTACTTGTGAAATATGTTAAAGAATTTATCAAAAACCGAATGGTGGTTAATGGGTGACATCAACAAAGCACTTAAAGAAAAGTTTCTCTGTTCAGCACAGTTTGCACAGGATATAGAGACTATTGTCAAAGATGACAACTTAGGTTATATTGATGCTATCGTACATTATTGTGAACAAAATGCCATTGACGTTGAATCCGTTCCAAAACTCATTTCAAAACCACTCAAGGAGAAGTTGAAATGGGAAGCGACAGAACTCAACTATTTAAAACGTACAACAAGAGCAAAACTGCCCTTATGACTGGTTTTGACTGCTACAGAACTTATCTAGCATTCAAGAATCATTTTACGAAGGATAACTTTGACTATTTTAAGTATGGTGGTAAGACAAATGCAACCACCTCATCATTTAATAAGAGAAAGGATAAATATTTTTTTGAAAAAATGTCTCGTCAAAAGAAAGACGAAGATATTGTAGATTACTTCACTGCTATATTCTCTCAGTGTGATGACCCACAAAGAATGTGGTAGGAGAGATTATAGAAACAGGCGAAGACAAATATAACGATTGGAAAAAGAAAATACAAAGTTTAAATTATCTTTTTAAACAAGAGATGATACAGATTTGTAGTGACATAGATTTTAATTCTTTGTTTGAATGTAAGAACGGCAAACATCCCATCATCATCAAAGAACACTTAAAGAAAAATATTACAACGGAAACATTAGTGATACTGGATGGTATGCTTGGATACAAAAAAGACTTTGATGACAAGTTAGATGATTTTGTATGGAAAACCGTCAGTATGAAACTTGACAAATACAAGCCTTTTTTGTTAAATAATATTAACCTTAAAAAGTACAAACAAACACTCAAGGAGATTGTTGTCAAATGAAGTTTGATTCTAGTAGTGAGTTTTTTGATTCAGAAATGGTTCAAGCCAGTCTTGAGGAAATCAAAGAACTTCAAGACTTAATCACAAGTAGTATTATTGATACAGCTTTTGCCTCTGTGACTGGATACGAAGAGGATGAGTTGGAACAACTTGACCTGATTGAAGAGTTGTTAGAGAAACAAAAACTCATGTACTTTAGATGTAAACTTTCAGAGGATGAAGATGCAATGTTGGTCGCAGAGAATATGAGAGAGTCATTAAGACAGATGGGTATGCCTAGAGGTGCAACTGTAGAACAGATGTTTGATAATTTAAAGAAGTCAATAAGAAATTTGAGAAACACGCTTGACAACTAAATAGTAGTGTGTTATATTAATAATGTTGGACGCAACATGGGAGTGACTGAATAAACTTACTGGCAACCGCTGGTTAAGGTGATGAGACACAGGTGGTGCTGCTGCAGCGATGCAGAACCGATCAACCAATCGGGTCTCAGGCAATAACGTATTTACTTACTGTAGTAATGCCCGTTATTTGTTGGTACACAGGAATCCAACCTCCCTCTTTATTTTTGATAGATACATGATAAACACAACAAACAATATGAAAATCTTTTTAGACACTGCTGACACTGAATTAATTCGTAAGTATCATGGAACAGGATTAATTGATGGAGTTACCACAAATCCAACTCTTATCATGAAAAGTGGTAGAGATCCAGAAGAAGTATATCAAGAGATTCAAGATATTGGATTAAGAGATATAAGTATGGAAGTGATGGGTGATTCAAATGAAATGATTGAAGAAGGTATTCGTCTTGCTACAAAGTTTCCGAACTCTGCAACGATTAAAGTTCCTTGCACACCTGATGGTTTACTAGCATGTGCAGAACTATCAATGAAGAATTTGATTCGTGTAAATGTTACTTTAATATTTGATGTCGCACAAGCAATACTAGCTGCAAAGGCAGGAGCAACATATGTTTCTCCTTTCGTTGGTAGATTAGATGATAATTCAATTGCAGGTTTAGAACTCATTAAAGATATTGATACGGTCTATAGAGTGCAAGCAATTCATAAAACAAGAATACTATCAGCATCAATCAGATATGTGAATAGTGTATCTCAATCCTTTGCAAATGGAGCTGATATTGTTACGATGCCTCCTGCTGTATTTGATAAAATGTATAACCATGTTCTTACTGATAAGGGGTTAGAGATATTTGAAAATGATTGGAAATCAACACAAACTGTATAGCTTGACACATTTTTGATCCCGTGGTATACTAAATACCATTACATAAACGAAGGACTCGAAAGATCGTAACCCTGCGTAGAATGTAAAAATCTTGTCGAAAGATTTTCCATCCGCAGGTTTTTTATTGCTTGCGAGATACTTTAAATTAAACATGTCTATTAAATCAACAATCGCTGCAGTAGCAGCAACTCCTCTTCTCGTTTCTGGTGCAGCTTTTGCTGGTCCATATGTGAATTTAGAGGCAACTGGTTCATACCCTGACGGTGCTTACACTTCTGGTGGATTAGAAGCAGTAGTAGGTTATGAAGGAGCTACAGAATCAGGTATCGGTTGGTACGTTTCTGGTGGTCCTACAGTAACACATACAGAAACTGCTGACGAGTTCGGTGATGTAGAATTCATCGGATACCTTGGTGGTTCTTATGATAAGTTCTACGGAGAAATCTCTGGAGTAACTAATGTTGATGATGTTGACTGGTCTGCTAAAGCAGGTGTTAAGTTCACATTCTAAGATTTAAGTATCTTACTTATCAAAGACCTCTACATAGTAGGGGTCTTTTTTTTATATAATGAATTTACTCAAACATCCGTTGTTTCAGATCAATATGATATTGGTTTGTTCTCTTGTGTTCATAGAGTTAATCCATATCAACTATCACAGAACATCACCACCTTGTCCTGCACAGCAAATAGAGATGGAAGATGATTGGTGATATATAGTTATGATATCGTAACATTTTGTGATGGATCGTAAAACGAAGACAATATTTAAGATAGCAGTTCCAGTTGCCATTATGGTTCAACTGACTGCTATTATTTTTTTGTTGAACAAAGATAAAGCATTCTCATGTAAAGCAGTCGGTAATTATTTTGTGTGTAAACAAATAAGATTAAAATAATGGAACCAATTAGAGTAAGATGCCGATCCTGTAATAAGGAGGTAGAAGGGGTGTCTGGTAAATCAGTATGTTGTGGATGTTCAAATCTCACAACAGTTCATAATGATCGCATATCAGCAAGAGATATGAGTAAGGTTATTATGTTAGGCAACTACGGAAGTCATAAATCCAAAAGTCTTTTCAGTCGTGAAGAATTAGATTGGCAAGAGCAAAGAAACAGACGCAGAGTTCGTAAACTGGACTTTGAAGTCAGGTAGTATAAATAATAAAAAAGTATATTAATGGCTAGTAATCTTCGAGTAGATAGTATAGTTCCATCAACGAGTGGTAATGTTTAAATTGGAACAGCAACTGGTGGTGTCACGATAC